GTCCATATGGAGGCGAAGGGTGGACATCCGCCGATATTACGAATACGCTAATAATTAAGGCTAGCGGTACCGTTCCGTTCGCGAAGATTCAGAATCCAGTCTCGACCGCGATTGATGTTGGTATTGCCGCATTTACCGGCTCCTTCAGGTTCCCAGCCTTGGCTCTTAGGAACTCCGCTTCTGATGGAGGCATTTCGAATCCAAGAAACGCATACTTCGGAATTCAGAATACGAGAACCTCTGCTAGCACCAGATATGATGACGACTATGTCGATTACGTTCGGACGTTGCCAGTTGATGTTAGCACCTTGGTGCCGGGCACATATACCGAATATTCTTATATCTTCTCATTAGATGATGTCATTGTAACCGGTTCGTCCAATAATACAACGTCTCAAGCTTATTGGAGTTCTGGTTCCCGCTCCCGAGGCGTTTCTTATAGCGCAACGAGCGGATCTACCAAATTGCTGGAAACTGCTGAATATGATAGCTTCACGATGCCTCTGTTTGGCGGATTCGATGGATTGGATATTACAGAAGTCGAACCATTCCGGAATAGTCGCCTAGACGACACTACGGATGTGGATGAAAGCTCCCCGTACTATAGTGTACAAAGAGCAATTAGATCAATTTCTGACGCTGAAGAGTTCGAGTACAACCTTGTAACGATGCCAAATATTCAGAATGAAACGCTAACAGCGGAATTGATTAAGGTTTGCGAAGATCGAGGAGATGCACTGGCGATTATCGATCTTAAGGGCGATTATCTCTTGTCTAGTGAAAACACTAGCGATGCGGTATCTAGACGACCAAATCTAGCGACTACAATCTCAAACCTCCGCTCAAGAGGGTTGAATTCGAGTTACGGTTGTTGCTATTATCCATATGTTCAGATTCGCGACAATATCAACGGAGCAATCATCGATTGTCCCCCATCGGTTGTCGCACTCGGAACATTTGCGAGTTCTCAGAGAGCTACCAAGCTTTGGTTCGCGCCGGCGGGATTTAACCGCGGCGGATTAAGTCAAGGGGCTGCTGGAATTCCAGTGGTCAATGTCAAACAACGGCTAACTTCGAAAGATAGAGATAAGCTTTACGCTGCGAATATTAATCCGATTGCAACTTTCCCAAGTGAAGGTATCGTCGTCTTCGGACAGAAAACGTTACAAATAACGCCATCGGCACTTGATCGCATCAACGTACGTCGACTTCTTATCTACATCAAGAAGGAGATTAGCCGCATTGCAGCCACTATCCTCTTTGATCAGAATGTCGAAGTTACCTGGAATCGGTTCAGATCTGCGTCCCAAGCATTTTTAACTGACGTTAAGTCTGGATTTGGATTGACCGAGTTCAAGGTTGTTCTAGACTCAACTACGACAACGCCGGATCTTATTGATCGAAACGCTCTTTATGCGAAGATCTTCTTGAAGCCGGCCAGAGCGATTGAGTTCATTGCGATTGATTTCATAATTACGCGAACGGGCGCATCTTTCGAAGATTAAACTAATTAATTTTACAGGAGAAAACATTAAATGGCTTTCTGGACAAGCACAATAGAACCGAAGAGACAATATAGATTTAAGGTTCAAATAGTAGGAATGGCGGAAGGGGCGACATGGTATGCTAAGTCTGCCACGAAGCCTGGACTTGAAGTTGGCGAAGGGCTGCACAAGTATTTGGGCCATACGTTTCATTTCCCAGGTTCTGTAACGTGGTCAGATGTTACGGTGACTTTGGTGGATCCAGCGGAGCCTGATGGCGCAGCAGAGATTTTAAAACTTCTTAAGGCTGCTGGATACGACACCCCCAAGGAGCCAGGAACAAGTCTAGAGACGGTTGGAAAAAGAGACATGGTTGCAGCCATCGACGGCGTAATCATAACTCAGCTAAATTCTTCTGGACGCGCGCAGGAAACTTGGGAATTGAATAATCCCATAATCAAATCGATCAGTTTGGGCGACTTGAGCTACGACAGTGAAGATTTGAGCACAATTGAGATTGTTTTTGCTTATGATTGGTGTACGTTTGGTTCCGATCAGTTGAAAGACGACCTTTTCGGAAAGGGCGCAGTTTAATACTAGCTTTAACCATGGTTTTATATGGCTTTTTGGAACTCAACGGTATTATCTCCAAATTTTAATAATCGATTTTTAGTTGAGATTCCCATAAATACTGGTGCCACTACGTATACGCAAATTTTAGCCAAGTCGGTCAGTCCGATGCCATCTTTTCAGACTGAACTGATTGGTGGCGAACTCGATCAAGAAGGCACGGGATATAATCCCTCGACAAAGCAGGCTAGGGTAAAGTGGACCCCTATTACTATTTCATTTGTTAATGTCGCATATGATCCCGTGGAGGAAAATTTATTATATAAATTCTTCCAACAATTATATAATGCCGGGTATAATCCGCCAGTGCAAGATGCCGCGGCAAACTCATCAATTCTCATTAGTAATTCGCTTATTAAAGAGAATTTATCACATGTACACATATATACTTTAAGGCCGGATGGTTCAAAAACATCCCAATTTAAATTGATTAATCCAATAATTACTAGTATTTCTGTCGGACAGCTTTCGTACGAAAGCGACGATTTGCATTCGTTTGACGTGACATTTAATTATTCGTTTGTCGAGTTCAGCGCCGAATGGTGTACAATCCAGTAGACATTTTTTTTATGAGAGGTGACAATTGTCTAGAAATAGTGCTAGCCGTCTAGGGCTAGATAAAAAACCGCAGCACTCCAATAGTGACGAGGCTGCAAGCATTCCAGAGTTCTCTTTTATTGCTCCCACCGAGATGGTTGATTTGCCATCTAGAGGGCGGCTATATCCGGATTCGCATCCGCTTCACAACGCAGAACATGTAGAAATCAGATTCATGACTGCAAAAGAAGAGGATATCTTGCTTAATGAGAGCTACATTAAAACTGGAGTTGCGATCGATAAGCTCATCTATAGCTTATTAACAAATAAAAAGATTCAGGCCAATAGTCTTCTAATCGGCGATAAAAACGCAATCATCGTCGCAGCCAGAATATCCGGATATGGAAACGACTATGAAACCAAAATTAGTTGTCCGCGATGTTCTGCAAAGGTGGCATTTTCCTTTGATTTGCTCGATGCCAAAGTATATCGCGGTGACGAATATGATCCGAAAGAGATCGAGAAGACAGACAACGGAACGTTTATTCTTCATACGCCTCTTTCGAAAGTAAAAGTTGAGATTCGACTAATGAACGGCTCAGACGAGAAGCACATGGCACAGATGCTCCGAGGCAAAAATAAAAGTAAAATGTCTGGGAAGCTTATAACGCAACAATTGCACCGAACAGTTGTTACAGTTAACGATTACGATCATCCGCATTATATTGGGACTTTCATTGATGCCGTTCCGGCAAGAGATTCTTTGTATATCAGGAAAGTACTTAAAAAGGTGACTCCAAACGTCGAACTCAAGGAAGATTTTGTTTGTGAACAGTGCAGCCATGAAGAGTTCTTGGAGGTGCCGTTTAATGCGGAATTTTTTTGGCCTGACCGATGAATATCAAGAAGACATATATGAACAAATATTTTCTTTGAAATATCATGGCGGCTGGAGCGTATTTGAAGTTTATAATTTACCAATTCAGCTTAGAGGATGGTTCGTAAAGAGATTGATTAAACAATTAAAGGACGAATCAGAACAAATTAAAAAAGCAACGAGAAAATGAATGGTCGGCAATCCCGACCATCTTTTTTATATATCACTAATTATTTTGAGGTAATGTTCATGAACTCTAAAGATCTGACAGAGGTCACCATCGACTTTGAAAAATTGCGTCAGGGCGCTCTTAATGAGTCTCTTATAAACTTTTTCGGATATTGGATCAAGAAGACATTGGGGCTCCTTTTGGGAGATATAAATTTTGCTATTCCCGTTAGAATGAAGGGAACGCCGGCGGAAATCAAATCTTTCGTTGGAGCGATGCAAAAAGAGAAAAGCTATGTCGAAGCGTATAGGCAATACGGACTCGATGATCCCAAAACGTTTAAAAGCAAAAGCAAGCTGAAGAGTTCCGTTTCTAACTTCGAAAGGACGACTGGCTTGAATTGGCCCTTTGAACACTAATTTTTATTTCTTATTATGGCAACTGTAGACGAAAAAATGGTGGCAGCAGCGAAAGCGATGAAAGATGCGCTTGAGGGCATTAGCGAACTGACTAATGAAACATCTCAAGCATTTCTAGATCTTCAAGCTCGAATGGCGGCCCTAGGTCGCGACGAGGTGGGTAATTCTGTTTTTAAGCCAATGGAAGATTCTCTTGCGGACGTCACGAGACAGTTGGCGGCCGTCGAGGCCGGCACGGAGACGCTCGAAGCCAACACGCTTAAAAATTTACAGAAAAGACAAGACAAGTTGATCAAACAGCAAAAAGCGTTAAATGACTTGAACGAAGCTGGCAACGAAATACAGGGCTCCACATTAACCTTTAATGAAAAAATAATAGCCCAGATAGATAATAAAATTGCGAAAAAGAAGTTGGAAATCAGCACGCTGAAAGACGAAATTAAAGTCGCCTCGTCGGCGGAGGCCAAAGCCATCCTGCATGCGCGGGAAAGAGCCGCAAGGAAAACTATAGATACTCTCAAAG